TCTACTGATATCGGTTATAAAAAGAAAAAGCGTCTAGCTAAATCAGGAAAAGACAAAAAACTGCGATGTACTACCTTGTTCTTCTCTAAAAACTAATCTTTCCACAGCAATGTTCTTTTCTTACCACAGCTGTGGAAAGAAAGAAACGCGGGTGTGGTAAGAAAGAAACATATCTGTAGTGAGAAAAGTTGTTCAGTAGTTCTCGTTTAGTATCTAAGGGGGGTAAATCACTTTGTATGTAAAGCATGTGGGAGTTAAATGATGCTGAAATGCCGATGAATAGAAGGTTTGAGGCTATTTGAGTTGTGTGCGCTGAAACAAATCGAATTGTTACATTGTGCGACACAGATATTACATTTGAATAAGGTATGAAAACACTTTAAACGGTCAAATGTTACAATGGATATAAGATGAGGGCTGAATTGACGCTTTTTGAGGCGCGATTCAGCCTTTTTTTCGTGTGGAGTGCTTATCATTCTTGGGTACAACGAATGAGGTGAGACTGCTTGATAATGGCTCTACGGGTTGTCTTAACGCCACCATCAGTGAGACCGGCATGAAGTAGCGAGCTCTTTTTAATACCTATTTGAGCGTCATTTAGGACGGTATAAATGGCACTGATACTGCCGAAATAATAGTCCTTTTTCTCGAAAATGAGATGTACGTGAATTATCTTAGTCATAAATTCATTATTTAGAAGTTTCTTTCTACAAATATATTCTAAATAATAAATATATAGAAGTATTTCCGAATAAAATATGTACTATTTAGGGTGTTTAGAGGATATGACTTCATAAGTTCTTTTATATGCTCAAATGAATAGATGGTATTGATGAATAGTTATAGAGTGAAATGTTAAAAATAAGTTTAGGCATACCATAAGGCATACCGATAAGACATACTTTTTTCATAGGCAATAAGCTTGTGTAATGTAGTTTAGGCATACTTTTTTAACAATTAGAAAAGGGTGTATTTTATATGATGTTTCCTTTTAGGTTATGTTTTTAGGCGTTTAAATAAATATTTATAGGGGGATAGTATAGTGTTTTTAGCGGGTAGTATAATTGTACTAATCATATAAACTGTTGATTCATAATAGGTATTTATGGAATAAGTGCTATTTTAGCGTAATAAACGTGCGCGCGTCGCAAATAATTGGCAGTATAGCTCAGCTGGTAGAGCGAAGGTGTACATACGTGGTGAACACGTATGCAGGTCTTTTGTCACAAGTTCGACTCTTGTTGCTGCCGCAATGGTTTTTGAAGGTGTGAAGAACGCTCCCGGCATTCAGGGCTCCGACTGAGGGATAAAGCGCGCGGAGATTAAGGTAATTAATTAGTTGTTTGATGGAAACGCTCCCGGTGATTGTGCCGGGAGCATTATTTAGTATGAAAATAGATATTCCCATTATAAAAAGAAATATCATCCGCGAGGTTCTCTATTCGCACAAGGAACTTCCACGGTATCAGCGTGCACTCGAAATCTTGTTTTGTGCAGTAAACGGATATGAACCTATTGATGGATATATAAGTGACATCGAAGATGCAGGATATCGAGAGCTATACGCTAAAATATTGGAAAAAGTCAAGGAGCTAAGAGCAGGCCTTCCAAGTGCCAATAATACCAGCAAGTAAACTTATCAAATTGGCTATTTTCTTATTTCTATTCTTACTTTACATTGATAGCACGCAACAATTGCTGTATCTGCACCATCTGCCCTTTCATTACATCCATATCATCTTCCAGTTGATTAACTTTATCATAATATGTTTCATTCAGATTCGGCATTTTAGCACTGAAATACCATTCAGCATGAAGTATGGTGTTTATCTCCTGAGCTTCCAAATTAAAATTGGGGTAATTGATCTTATCTACATTATCTGACATGCAGACGAGGAATCCATGTTGACGGAATCGGTTCTTGATGCGTTTGATATATGAACGCCCATCAGTGTCACTAATGACGTAGATGTGTTGGTCGGGCATGTCCTGCCATTCAGAACGGTCGAGTAATCTCACGATAACGTAGGAGCTATCCAATAATGTAGGTGACATACTTTCTCCTTTGATGCGGACGCAGAAGTATTTCTCACTATTACGCACCATGGATGAAGGCATTTTTATGGTATCTACTACTTCCAAATAATCGGGATTATCGTAGCCACAGCAGCCTGCTGCAACAGAGATGTCTACCAGTGGGATTGAAACAAAATCATTGTTTATTTGAGATAACGCAAAAGAAGATTTTGGTGGCTGTTTTTCCATAGAACCGCGACCGGTCAAGAGCCAATCTAAATTTATATCGATATTTCTTGCGATTTTCTCTAAAAAATCAAATTTAGGCATCGTTGACGTTCTGTAGCCACGGACATTTGCTTCATTACTTCCTATTAAAGAGGCAAATACGGTGTTTTTCCCATTCCCGTACTTATTAACTAATTGAGTTATCCTCTCGTGAATTGTTTCGTCTTTCTGCATGATTTTAATATATAAATCGTGAAATAGTTCGATAATTATTTGCTTCTATCGAAAGAAGTTTCGATATTTGCATCGTCATCCAAATGGAAAACGCTCCAAATATACAGAATTAACTTTATAAATAGAAATACAATGGCAGAAAAGGAAAGATTCATCAAAGCAGACGCTTCACAACAAGAAGCCATCGCTAAACAGTTTTTTACCACTACACGTACTGTGCGTTCGGCATTGAATTTTGAGACGAACTCACCATTTGCGAAAACTCTTCGTGCTTATGCACTGAATCACGGATGTAAAATGTATGAAGTTACATTGATAGATAACCCGTACGAGAAAGTAAAAACCTTATAAACAAATCCTTATGATTTACTGGAAAGAAGAATGCAGGGTTCTTGCCACGGAGCGTGCTGAGATTGTCGTTGTGGATAGCTACGACGAGCGTGGAGTACCCGTGTTTGCCGTCCGTCAAGTGACGAAGGCGGTAGGTACCCGTAGTGGCAGGAATTCCTATTGGGGTGTACATTTTGATGAACCGTTGTCCGACGGGTGTACGGCTGTGGGATTTTCTTTTGTATTAGCCTATAGTACTGACAAAAGAACAGAGGACAAAAGGTTACGTGGGTATCATCCCGCATGGACACTCACTATTGACGATGAAGGTAGACTGGTAGACCGCAAGTATAAAGCCTTAAAGGCGATTGATAAAACTATTGATTGACAGATATTAAACTTGAATTATATGAAAACCTGGAGAACAATTCAGAAGATTGCCGTAGCCGTGGGCATGACCTATGGCATGTGGCTGGGGACCAATGTTGACGCAACGGATGCGGACAGCCGCAATGCGTTTGTAATCATAGTATTATCGGTTATCGTGGCGATATCGCTTTGTATGCCGGACAGTGGAAAGGAGGAAATGGCATGAAAGTAAAGGTGACATGGGTAAACAATAACCCGTTTGTTCTGGACCTCAGAAACATGTCAAGATGCTCAGAGGCTGACGTACCTGCCGAGATGAATTACGATACCATTGAAGACTTTGCCCGTGAGGCAACCCCGCAGGGCTTTCATCTGCGGTTGATAGACGTTGAGGGCAAGGTTGTGCAATATGACTATAACGGCCATAAACTGTAAAGTCCGGAACAGGTAGCAAGTCCGGATCTTCCCTTGCCATGCGGAAGTGGCCGGCTCCCCGGTTCGATGCCGGGGCTTGCACAATGTTGAAAAGTATAAAGTTTCTGATTATGGAAATGTACGGTAAAATAAGGTGTGTCACTTTTCCTGAGCTGGTCTCGCAAGGAAGGATATTGAGTAAACCTAATTATGATAAGAAAGTACGTGAGGGCAAGATCCGGGTTGTCCGTCCCGGTAAGGGGGCCGGTTCCTACGCTCTCATAGACTACACCAGTCTTCCTGCCCTTATTCGCGAGGCATACGACAGACTTTATCCCAATGCTTTGGAAGAAATGAAAGAACAATTAATGAGTAATATTATCCGCAGTGACAGCAAGGCTGTGGAATTCTATAGAACCTACCAACCCGCCATTTCTCTGGAACGCCAGGCCGAATATGTGCTGAATGCCGAGGTGATGAACGAGCTGGTCCGTGTGGAGAAAGAGACCGGAGCCTTGCATAGCAAGTGCGGTTACAGCCGCAAGTCCATCGTGTGGGAAACGGTGCAAGGTACATGTGAGAAGCTTCGTGAACACTATGGACACACACTGCCCAAGACCCGTCTCCGCGAAAAATTCAACGCTTATAAAAAGATCGGCTACGCCGCCCTTGTCAACAAGAACACGGGCAACCAGGCGGCACGCGTGGTGGTTCCCGAAGTGGCGCGGCTGTTGCTGAAGCTCCGCCGCAGCATCGTTCCCCGCTATACGGAGGCGCAGATTTTCGACGAATACAACCGCCAGGCGGTGGAGCGCGGCCTGAACATCATCAAGTCGCCCACCACCGTGAAGAACTATCTCAACGACCCTGCCGTGATGCCTATGTGGTATGCGGCGGTACATGGCATGCAGAAATGGAAAGCCAAGTACACCAGTCTGATGAAGACCAGCCTCCCGCAGATGCGCGATGCCTTGTGGTATGGCGACGGTACCAAGTTGAACCTCTACTACAGGAATGAACAGGGCAAGATGTGCACCACCGGCGTATATGAAGTGATGGATGCCTATAGCGAGACCCTGCTTGGATATGACATCGCCCCGAACGAGAATTTCGACTGCCAGTATCGTGCCTACCGCATGGCCGTGGAAGTTTCCGGCAGCCGTCCCTACGAGATAGTGACCGACAACCAGGGAGGACACAAGAAAGGCGACGCCGCGGGATTCTTCCAACGCCTTACGGTACTCCACCGTCCCACGATGCCCTATAACGGACAGTCCAAGACCATAGAGAATGCCTTCTACCGTTTCCAGGCACAAGTCCTTCACGCCATCTGGCATTTTACGGGACAGAACGTGAACGCCAAGAAACTGAACAGCAAGCCCAACCTGGAATTCATAGAAGAGAATGCCTACGCACTCCCCACGCTTGAAGAGCTGAAAACAATCTACAAGGAATGCCGTAACAGATGGAACAATGAGGAAAAGCACTTTGCCACCGGTATTCCACACATGGAGATGTACCGCATGAGCGGGAACCCCGAGGCCCAACCCGTTACGGAGGTTGACATGATACGGATGTTCTGGCTGTGCCATCCCAAAGCCGTGACCTATACCAACTACGGACTTCAGTTTGAAATAGACAAACGGAAATACCACTACGACGTATATGCCGCCGACGGCCTGCGTGACGAGGCATGGGCGCTTCGCAATACCGGACGCGAGTTCACCGTGATGTATGATCCTATGGACATGACCCGCGTGGAGCTGTGGCGGAATACCGCCACCGGTGCCAAGTACAGTGCCACCGCCACTCCTAAGGTCACTGTCAGCCGCGCCACGCAGGAGCGCACACCGGAAGAGAGCAGCTTCATGCGGAAAACCATCGACCGGAACAAGGAGACCATGGCCGCCATCCAGCTGGAAGGCGAGCGTTTCGACCTTGACGAACGTATTGCAGCCGAGCTCTTCGGTCTTTCCACTCCCAAACCTAAGAACCTCAGCAAGAATAAGATGGACGGATACCGTGAAAGGCATGACCGTGGCGAGCTCCATATTCCTCTTTCCCTGCCGGAAAAACAGAAGCGGGAGGAGGCCAAAACGGACACGGAAACCGATTACTCCACTATGGGGGAATATACCAAGGCACTCTCCAACATGACGTTGGACGAGCTGGCACTGGACAGATTTTAAACGGCAATCAATAACCAATTAAATACCATTCAAGAATGAAAGGACTAACCAAACAAGACAAGGACGCCATCCGCGACGCACTGATGGCCTACTGTGAGAACTTTCCCAGCCGCAACCGCGCCAGCGAGAGCCTGCAGGGTGTCAGTGCGGCTGTGGTGAGCCAGATTCTGAACACCAAGTACGAAAGCATCTCCGACGACATGTTCAGCCGCATAGCAGCGCAGATAGGTTTCAGCTTCGAGCATTGGACCATCTGCGAGAGTGAGAACTTCCGTCTCGCCACCTACGTGCTGGCCGACGCCCAGATGTACAAGAATGTCACCTGGATGGTGGGCGATGCCGGATGCGGCAAGACCACTGCCGCCATAGAGTTCCGTCGCACACACCGCAACGTGTTCTATATCCTTTGCTCGGAAGATATGAAACGCAGCGATTTTGTGCGCGAGATAGCCAAGCAGGTGGGCGCGCCTACCGACAGCACCAGCAACCTGCGTGACATGCTGGACTATGCACTCGGTATGATCGGTTTTCTCCAGAACCCGCTGCTCATCTTCGATGAGGGGGACAAGCTGACGGACTGTGTATTGAATTACTTCATCAGCATCTACAACCGCCTGGAAGGACGCGCGGGTATCGTGTTCATGAGTACCGACTATATCAAGCGGCGTGTGGACAACGGGCTGAGATACAACAAGAAAGGCTACAAGGAAATTAACAGCCGCATCGGACGCAAGTTCTTCGACCTGAACGCCACCAGCCGCAATGACGTGTATGCCATCTGTCAGGCCAACGGGCTGACCGGTGAAGCCGAGATAAGACGTGTGCTGAAAGATGCTGAAACCAGTGACAATGACCTGCGCCGCGTGAAGCGGGTGATACATGCGCAGAAGCGCCGTGCCGAGCAGCAGAAAGGAGGGGCAGAGTAATGAGTGAGACTTTTGAACGTAATGCCAAGGGGGTACGTGAGATGCTTTCCATGAAGTTTGACACACTGGACTTTGAGGGGGTGTGGCATGACGCTTTCGGCACACCCGAGCGTCGGGGTGTCTGGTTTGTGTGGGGGAACTCCGGTAACGGAAAGACTTCATTTGTGATGCAGCTCTGCAAGTATCTCTGCCGTTTCGGCCGTGTGGCCTATAACAGTATGGAAGAAGGTGCCTGCCTCACCATGCAGGACACACTCCGCCGCTTTGGCATGATGGAGGTCAACCGTCGCTTTCTGCTTATCGACAATGAAAGCATCGAGCAGCTCAGCCTGCGTCTGAAACGTCAGAAATCACCAGATTTTGTGGTGATAGACAGTTTCCAATACACACAGATGACCTATCGGCAGTATATTGAATTCAAAGAACGCCACCGTAACAAGCTGATGATTTTTATCAGCCATGCCAGTGGCAGGCTGCCTACCGGACGCAGCGGCAAGAGCGTGATGTTTGACGCGTCATTGAAAATCTACGTCGAGGGCTACCGGGCTTTCAGCAAGGGACGCTTCATCGGTCCGAAAGGCTACTATGACATCTGGCCGGAAGAGGCGGCAAGATATTGGGGAGAATGTAATATGCAATGAGCCATGAGAACGACTGCCGACAAACCTATCAGCGCCCAGCAGCTTAAAGCCCTGCACGCCACCTTCCACCGTATCGGCATGGATGACGAGGCCCGTCACGGCTGCATCTACGAGTTCACTTCCGGCCGTACGGAAAGCAGCCGGGAGCTGACAATGCAGGAGGCGCGACAGCTGCTGGAGCGGTTGAACCCGACGGACGACAAGGCACGAGCCATGCAGATGGCAGAAGCCAGGAACGTATTCCGGGACATCTACCGTCTTTCGTTCCAGATTCCCCAGCTGAACCAGGGGTTTACCAGCGACAGTGAGGAGGAATACCGCATGAACGTGGCGAAGCTGAACATCTGGGCACGTAAGTACAGCAAGGCGCATAAGGACATTACAAGCATGAGGCTTTGGGAGCTCCAGGCCACCAAGAAACAGTTGGAGGCGTGGATGCGCCGTGAGGAAAGGAAACTTAAAAAGGATTGATACAATGAGAAAGAAACAGGAAATAAAGAAAGGAATTGCCATTCTCCGCATGAAAGGGGATAAAATCAGTCTGCTCCAGGCCGAGGTGCTGGAAAACGGGCATAATGAGAGTCAGGTGTTTGCCACCTACGTGGCTTCTGTTCCGGAGGAAGACAAGGACGAGGCCGTGTTTTATGCCTGCCGTGACGCCGCCCGTTTTGCCGCAGGGCGATTATCGCTGGAAGAGCTGATACCCGATGCGGACAGATATCCGGTGACGGTTGACAGACCTGAGCCCAAAGAGCGCCAGTCAGTCAGTGTACGGGAGTTTGAGGCTCTGAAGCGTAAGGTCGCGCAGTTGGAAGGCTTTGTGGAGGATTTGTTGAAAGAACGCCGCCAACGTGCCGAATACCAGAAATTGCCGGATACGAACCGTGCGGACTATATCGGCCAGAAAGATGCTACAGAGCTTATAGGATGTAGCCGTGAGACGCTGAATGCCTGGCAGCGTAAGGGTTACATTACCGGATACCGCAAAGCCGGACTGGTCTATTACAGCAGGAGTGAGCTTGCCGCCGCTCCGGTTGTGCAGAATTTTATCACAATAAAAAAGGGGAGGAGATGAGATGGTAGATAATAATAATCAATATATCCCAATGGTCCATATCGTAGACAGAAACAAACGCCGTGAACGGCTGGCGTCCCGTCTCGAAGTCTGTGCAGACCGTATCTGTGACCTGCAGGACCGGTTGATGGCGGGTATTACCGCCTTGAGACCTATCGAGTACGACCGCCTGCTGGATGAATACCGGGCGGAGCTGGTGCGTTACGACAACATCGACCGGGAACTCCGGCAATTGGAGGACCCTACGAAAACAGAAGAGTACAGGTCCTATCACCGCAATGCCAGCAAGCAGCAGAAAAATAAAATCAACTATTAAATTATTAACCCTATCAAAAGAGCAAGAATTATGGCAAGAACAAAGAAAACAGTAGTCAGCGGTATCAGCCGCGAGCAGGCAGAGCAGGCCTTCGCAGATTTTGCGGCGGCCGATGCCAAAGTACAGAACCTCACCTCAAAAATGGACCTTGAGATGACCCGTATCCGCGAGAAGTATGCGGACCAGCTGGCAGAACTGTCTGCCACAAAGGAAAAGAACTTCGACATCATGCAGGCATACGCCGTAGAAAACAAGGAAGAACTGTTCTCCAGGAAGAAAAGCCTGGAGAGCGCCCATGGCGTATTCGGTTTCCGTACCGGCACACCGAAGCTGAAGAACCTGAAGGGGTTCACCTGGGCGGCAGTGACGAATTTATGCAAGGAGCTTTTGCCGCAGTATATCCGCACCAGTGAGGAGCTTGCCAAGGACAGACTGCTGGCTGACCGTGAGAATCCTGACGTGGTATCCTATTTCCCGAAGATCGGTGTGCAGGTGGTGCAGGAAGAGACCTTCTATGTGGAGCCTAAAAAGGAGAGTGATGCGGTTGAGCAGTGAGATGAGGGAGATACATCGTTGTTACCGGTACCGTCCCCGCGGTCGGTGCTGGGCGGTGTATCTCGATATCACCTACCGTCAGGGTGACAGCTTCCCTCCGAGGACATCCACTCTTGGCACCAAGGTGAATGAATATCCGACCAGGGAAGAGGCACGGCGCGAGGTGTACAGACTGAACGGCTGGAATTATGAAAGGAGAAAAAGAACTTAATACAGAACAAACCATGAGCAAGAAACAGAACGGGGTGCTGGTAACGGCGCCCCTCTTCGGAACGGGACGGGAGACCGTCGGAGAATTCCCAGGCCATTCCTGCGGATATTGTCAAGGCAACGGCTATTTCCAGGGAGACATCACGGAAAAGGACACGGAGCTGGTCCCTTGCCCCAAGTGTGGCGGCACTGGCAAAGTGAAGGGCATCGTTACGGTGGACTGGGTACCGGACGGGGAAGTGAAACCCTGCCTCAAAAGGAATTCAAACGACATTTAACCACTGAAGTCCTATGCGTATTCCCGTGAAATACATCGTACAGATAGACAATTTCCATGTGGCGGATTTCATCTTCTACTGGAACTATTATGACCAGCCCTGCTCCCTGCTTTTACAGAAGCCCAAAACGGAAGGGCTTACCGCCATCAAACTGGTGGTTGACAGTGACGAGACCGCCAGCTTTTTGCTCAGGGCGAAGGAGAAGACGGGATGCAGGCTATATCAGGTTGACTAACAATAAATCAAAGAAATGAAACAATTGATAGAAAAGGCCTTTGAGGAATCCTGGCTAAATGATTATTATCATGGAAATTATAAAGGTTTTGCACAAGTAGGTTTCCATTCAGGTATAGAATGGCTAAAAAGTATGTTCCCGATGATGTATTTTCCTCCTTGTATCATGCCGGAAGACTGTATGGAAAATACTGTGTCAGAGGGAGAGGAAACCATTGTCGCCACTACTGATGACTACATTATTTTTTATAAGCATAAGGGCTTTGATGTTGCATATCGGGAATATTGGAAGGGACGCCATAACAATAAGTGGAAATGGAAAGTGAGATATGGACGTTATGTGAATGATGACGAGATTCTTTGTTGGATGCGAGAATTATTTTAACTCAAAATGGAATGAAAATGGGCGGAAATATAAAGATGATAAGCCTATTCGCCGGCATTGGCGGTTTTGATTTGGCTGCCGATACTCTTGGCTGGGAAATTCTTTTTCAATCTGAAATAGACCCGTTTTGCCTGGAAGTGCTGAAGAAGCATTTTCCCAATATACCTAAATATGGAAATATAAATGAGATCAATGCGAAGAAATACAGAGGTAACGTTGACGTTGTGGCCGGAGGATTCCCCTGCCAACCGTTCAGTAACGCCGGGCTTCAGCGAGGGACAGAAGACCCCCGCTTTTTATGGCCGGCGATGTATCGAGTTATACAAGAGTGCCGGCCTACATGGGTCGTCGCTGAAAATGTTCTCGGACTTATTGGTAACGCAGACGGAGTGGTCTTCGAGCAAGTGTGCGTTGATTTGGAAAGTGAAGGCTACGAAGTACAACCGTTTATTATTCCAGCTGCGGGTAAGGACTCTTTTCAAGAAAGAAAGCGGGTCTGGATTGTTGCCTGCCTTGACGGCTTCGGAAGCAAAAATGATAAAGTTACGCCGGGAGAGCATTTTAAAGCATTCAGGCAGACGAAAAAGCAACTACCTGACTGCATGTATTTCGAGAGCTGGTTTCAATCCGTCCGATATTACTCCGAACTGGATGGAGTGGTTTATGGGATTCCCGACTGGATGGACAGAACTCACGCCCTCGGTAACTCCATAGACCCACGGATAGCATACGAAATACTTATAACAATAGATTATTTGATAAACCGGTAACCAGATTAAGAATGGATGAAAAGAAAATGATATTGGACGCTTGCTGCGGCAGTAGGATGTTCTGGTTTGACAAGACACATCCGAATGTCCTTTTCCAGGATATCCGGGATGCTGAGTACATTCTATGTGACGGCCGCAAGCTGGAAGTCCATCCGGATGTGGTCGCTGATTTCACTGCAATGCCATATCCCGACCGCTCGTTCAAGCTCGTGGTCTTCGACCCTCCACATTTGGACAATTCCAATGATGGGGCATATATGGCACAGAAATACGGTACGCTCCGCAGATTCAAATGGCAGGACGATATAAAGCAGGGCTTTGATGAGTGCATGCGTGTACTGGACATAAATGGAGTGCTGATATTCAAGTGGAACGAAACCCGTATTCCGGTCAGCAGAATACTGGAGATAATAGGAGTACGTCCGCTGTTCGGGCACAAGTCGGGCAAGGCTTCCAGGACACATTGGATGTGCTTTATGAAAATGCAATAAAAAAATGAATATCGGAATATTGGCATTGGACAGTATTTATTCTAATCCAGCCTTGATGAAGATAAGTAATTACCATAAGAGGCTTGGTTATAATGTGGTTTTTATTGTAAAGGGTGTAAGGATTACAAAGAAATATAATTGATTATGAGAAAATATTATTACTATATTTACCGATATCAGAGAGGCATAGGCCATGCCGTCTGTTCATGCGATAATGGCTTTTTCGATGTGAGGGAAAGGCATGAGTACCTTTATAATTTAATTAAGGAATATTGTGTGATTACTTTTTGGAAAGAGATTTCCAAGCAGGAATGCGAGGCAATGAATGATTTTTTTAATGAAAATAAAAAACAATAATGGACAAAGCAAGATTGGTGCTTCGTTGGCTGCTCATCCCCTTGTGGTTCACCATATTCATAGCCTATCTGCCGATATGGTATCTGCAAATGAGTTGGTACTATTTCAGCTTTCAGGATTATTGGGATGCTTTTCTGATATTGTGGGACAAGACCATGCTGTCCATGAGGTTGAAGATACGCCAATGAATCCTCGAAAGGCCGCCGTATGATTAATATGGCGGCCTTTGTTGTGTATATATGCCGTTATTGTTATCTTTGTATCAGGTTTTCAGGTAATTCAGGGTATTATAATTTCAGAGGTATGAAAAAAAGTCGAAACAGGATTGTAGGATGCAGCTACGCGTTCAGAGTAGAGGACATTGTACGCATTTACGATGAACATTCCCGCAGCGGCCTCTCCAACCGCGAGATTCTGCGCCGTTATATCTGGCCGAAGTACCATATCTGTGAAAAGACCTTCTACAACATCATCAATGCCAGCGCCGACCCGCGCATCATCCAACGCCAGAAAGAGATGCGGGCGCAACTGTCGCTTTTCTGACCCGTCCTTATCCCCTGTCTATCACTTTACATGTGAAGTCGGTGACATCCTCCACAAGTTCCTCATGATTGTGGTTCGTGCTGCTTCCGGTACGTCGGAACAGACTGAAGGAAATGTTGCCGTCGTCTCCGGAGAGGTTGAAAAGATGCCGGTCCATGCGGTCCAGCAAGTCGAAACGCTCCAGCGCCTGCTGCTGGAAGCCGCCGCCTTCGCGGGAACTCCCTTTCCAGGGTGTGACGATATGCAGGCGTAGGGTCACGTCCGCTGTCTGCGTGCCGCCGCCCGTCCATTTCACGGGCCGGAATTCAATGAATACGGCAGGGGCATCGAAAGGCTCTTCCTGCTCCAGGAATGAAATCTGCTCGTTCCATAGGTCGAATGTTCTGATGACGGGCTTCCCGTCCCGGTCTGTAAGTTGTTTCAGCCGTTCTATGAGGCTGAGGTAAAGGAACCTTCTCATATCTAAAATATTCTTTTGCTATTGTTTTCCACTATTTCCCGGATGATGCGCTCCACCTCCGGATGCATGCCGATGAACCGGCGGCAGGGCATGACTATCCTGCTGCCTGCCCGTTTCAACGCCATACGTTTACAGAAAAGTGCCTCTTCCGTGGGGTTGCGCCTATAATTATCTGTCAGTTGCCGGTACAAGTACCAGAAGTATCTTTTCATCTTTCTGGTGACGGTTATTGCTCCACCTTCATTGTGAATGGCAGCGTATGGCAGGTCACTGCTGAAAACCACGCTATGTCCCGTAGTCTCCGTCTTGATACTCCTGCGTAAGGCCCCTGTACGCGTCAACAGCCCCCGGCTTTCGTCGTCATTGCATTTCCTTCGTGCCCAATGCTCGTTGAAGAAGGCTTCGCGTTCGAAGTTGCGGTCAAACTCCCCGCTTATTTTCGTTCCGATGTCCTTCAGCGTAAGGCTGATGAAGCGCTCCACCTTCCGTTCCAGTTCCTTGGCTGTGTCTGAATTTTGGGGCATAATGCTTGTTTATTAAAGAATTAAACGTATCTTTGCATTTGAAAGAAGCAGTTTTATAAGCAAGTCGTGGATTGCAGTTCTACGGGGCTACTTATAAGGATGCTTCTTTTTTATTCCAGTATCTTCAGTATGTTGTCACTATCCGAGATGCTGTGAAGATTTACTTCCCCATTGGCATACTCTCTGACAATAATCCACGATTTTTCTTTCCCGACTACAGTTTCAAACAAATGGGCTACGGTTCCGGCATCGTGCTTGTCGATGCCATATCCCAAATAGCCGGCTTTCTGCAAAACTTCTCTGATTTGTAGCAGGAGCTCATTTTTCTCTGCATACCGCCTATGAGGTTGATTAAGCCATTCCTTTATACTTTTTCCCGTGACATGTATTTCCTTGCCGAATCCGGGGTTTCTGAACACCTCTTTTTTCAGACCGGACGCTTCTTTCTGTATCTCCTTTCTGCGTATCTTCAATGTTTCTTTCCGTCTGGTCATTTCCCTTATCATCTTGCAGGCCGCACACAATTCATTGTCGGGCACTTTGACCAGTCCCATCGTACCCGGTCTGTCAGGGCAGTCCTTGCACCGGCTGATGGTATAGGGATTGTAGAACGGGAAGCATGCCATCTGTCTGCCGGGATTGAAGCGCATCATCTCTTGATGTCTGCCTGCTGTAGCCTGGCTGCCATCCAGTATTGCCCGGTGTTCGTCACTTTCCGGATAATCGCTACGGAGTACCCTTGCCACCGTACAGCGGCAGTTCCACCCGTTGGGGGGAAAGTATTCATCCCAGAACCGTGAGGTAATGGGCAGCGTGACATTATGCAGTGCCCGGTGTGCCTCGCGTACCCGTTTGTCGCCCACAGTGCGGTATTGCAGCAGGTAGCGGTCCCGGTCCTCATCGTCCCACCACTGCTTCCACCTGGCAGCCATGGCGGCAGATGCCATGGCGAAGTTGTATTCCGCTTTCAGGTACCAGCGGTTATAGGTCTCGTTCACCTTTTGAACGTCATTCAAAAAGTGTTCAAAGGGCTTCCGGTTCCCGTCCGCATCGAGCAGCGAGGGGAACGCCTCGTTCAGCTCATGGAAGGTCTTGAAGCCGGAAAAGACGTAATTGCTTTCCTTGAGCCGCCGTATGCTGATGTCGTCCATGGGGCGTTGACGGACTGAATAATCCACGGCACGGTCCAGCGTATCGGTATGGTCGCGTATGAACTTCTGCACCTCCTTGTCCGCCAGCATCTCTGGTGTGAATTCCGGCTGCCGGTGGAGCCAGCGCATCAGCAGGACAAAAGACGCCTCCACGGCAGCAGTATCTATTTCCTCTTCTTCATCTTCCCCACTGTCAGCCAGCGGCAGTGCATTTCCGTAATATGCCAGCAAGGCTCGTCTGTGCAGCCCTTCGTAGTCAGAAGGGCTCAGTCGAAAAAACAGAGCTTCTGTTCCCCATCCCCCTTGCCATTTTCCTTGCCTGCCGGGACAGCCACCGGTGCGGGCGCTTTTTTCCCGATAATGGGCACATTGTACTTGTCGATGAAATATTTCAGGTCCACCTCGTAGTTCTCCAGCAGCAGGCGTTCATAGGCAATCTGCTGTTCGGGTGTGAAGTCTATGCCCTCGTACCAGTCAAAACGGTATCCCTTCAGGGGGAAACCGTGCTTTATCATTTTTGGGATAAGCTGGAAGTTGATGACGTCCCGCAGGTTGTCGGCATCCTTGCTGACAAGGTTCTTCAGCACCTCCAGATGCACCTCGCTCTGCGAAAGGCTGCTGCCGTTCTCCGTAGTCATGGTTTCGGTGAGCACTCCCTTTGACAGTTCGGAGTTGGCGCGGTCTATGCGTTTGTCAAAGACGTTGTAGGCATCCCCGCGGGTGGACTCCTTGATTTCTATCTCGGTGCCTTCGGGAAAGAGCGCCCAGCCTGCTGCACCCATCGTGCCCAGCATCTTCTCGATACGTCCCAGCTCCTTGGAGTCCCGGCTGGTGGTCTTTCCCACCCGGAAGGGGATGCCGAATATTTCGGAAAACATGTCCCAGAAGGAGCATACGTTTTTCTTGGGAATGGTATGCTGGGCACATTTGAGGTACATCCCCAGGTCGTGCGTGCCGCCCACCTCCACCGTCCAGTCCGCCATTTCACTGTGCCGGTAGTCATAGCCGTTCTGCCATGCCTCCTGCTGACGTACCACGATGACCCCGTATTCGGGGATGACGTGGCGGCGCGGTACCAGCTGCACCTCGCTGAAGGCGGGTGTCCCGTCCACGGAGATGACATCTCCCAACTGGATGAGCGAGTGCCCCCAGTAGTGCGCGTCCAGTGCCAGGTCCATGAAGGTCTTGAACCAGGGCGCCTCGAATATGGCCGTCAGTTCCGGGTTCTCCACCCCCTTTCGATCCACGATGCGGAAACTCTTGTTCAGCACATACCCTTTGCGCTGTCCCACGCATCCGGTGAGGTGCATGTCCACCTCCACGTCGCCATACACGTCATACAACGGCACACGGTTGGGATATTCCACATTCTTTGCATACTGCCAGGCGTTGCGCCAGGCGCGCATGTCTTTCTTGGTAAGCGCCTCGGTCTGCAGTTGCAGGTCGACGGACAGTCTGGTCACCCGCTTCACCTCGGCGGGATTGCCGAGGTTTACCCTGCCAATCCTTACCGGGTTCTGTTTCTTGTAATTGCGATTGGACATAGTCTGTTAATTGAAAATGAATAATTGAAAAACCATATTTCTTACCAGATATACTCGTTCCTGGCGGCTGATCCGTAGCGGATGGGGTTATGGAAATCCTCTTCTCCGTCCGGCCCCATGACGGTGGGAATGTCGGGGATTACACGTCCCGCCTGTATCTCCTTCAAGTATTCGATGGCATCCTTATAGCGTTTCTCGCGCACCTCGGAGCCCATCTTCTGGGGCAGCGACGCTGACATGTGGTAGAGGGCGATATCGACCGCACATCCCACCAGTTCGGCATCCCGCCGTTCTCCTTCGCAGGCGAATGCCTTCTGTATGTCGTAACGCCCGCGCAGGGCCGATGCAATGCGTGACAAGGCACGCTGTTCCGCTGCCAGGCGGTTGTCGGGTGAACTCTGTTGCATGATTCTCAATGCCTCCGTTCCAATCTGTATGTAATCGTCTTCCGTAATGAACATGGGGATAATGTTTAGCGGTTAATGTTTAGTGATGCATGAACTCTTAATTTTCACCAGCTTTGGGAGGGCGGCTGGCGTACTCCCATGCGCGGTGTGAAATTTTCCTCACGCACCTGCTTCTGCAGTTTGTAGATGGCACCCTCATCAGCGTCGGGGCCGTCATCATGGGCGCGGCTTCCTTTCTCGAAGGCGAGGGTCTGTTCGATACCGGTCTTCATGTCGTTGTCATTTTTCAGTTTCTCGTTGTAAAAGACCAGACCGCGTTCCCACAGCGGGCTGACGGCTTCGATGCGGGCGAACTTGTCCGGCTTCTTCCGCTTGTCGGCGGTGACGGGCACCTGGTAGCCGCGCTGCCTGCCCTCACGCTCGAACTCGTCCAATATGGTATCCTGCATGAAGTTGGCTTCCATGTAGATGGTGACGGCGGCGTCCTCGGACAGTGACTCCCAAAGGTCATAAACCCATCGCACCATTTCGCCCACGCTGCACTGACGCACAAAAGCACGCAGGCAATGCAGTTCTGTGGGACTGGCGGTTTTCAATCCGGCGCGTGGACGTCCCCACAACTTGGCGGCCTTGTAGTCGTTCTTGCTGCTGTCCTTGAAACTGGGGTCGATGTAGAGCACCAGGCTTTCATAGTAGCGGAGTTTGAGCATCCGCTTCCACCGGATCCAGCGTTCCTGGAAGACCGCACCTTCGGTGATGGGATTGTGCATGTATTCCTTCTGGAAGCTTCGGTAGCCCATGAACCGTTCACGACTGCGCAGCAGTTCGATGGTGTAACATTCCGGCCAGGCGGGAGTCCCGTCCTTGCCGATTGCATAGACGGTACTGGTATATACGGTGTCACTGTCTGTCATCTTTTGCAGCACGCTGTTCTTGCCGATGAGGTTGCCCACCATGATGAAGCGTCCTTCCTTACCGCCAAAACAACCGAAAAGGGCTTCCTTCACCCATTTTGTCATCTCTCGCACACGCGCCTCGCTACGGCACATCTCGTCATCGTCAAGGTCATCCACCACGATATAGTCCGGACGCTTGTCGCGAAAACGCAGTCCTCGTGGTGACTGCCCGCGTCCGCGGCTGAAGAAGGCGCACTGGTCCTTGGTAACGAATTCGCCCTCCTGCCAGCATCCGGAGTTGTATTGCTCGCCGAAGTCTTCGACAATGTACTGGTTGAACTGGAGTTCCGCCTGCAGGTCGCTCAACAGGGCATCGGCATTGTCCTCGCTTTTCCCCACCAATACCATGACGTGCAGCTCCCCCTTGAACTTCAGCCATAGGGGGATTCCCACGTCCAGGTGTACGGACTTGGCATGTCCGCGCGGCCATTTGAAAACGGCCCGCATTTCCCGGTGCTTCTCGATGTAACGGGCGGCCTCGTTGTGGAATCTTGCATTGGGGCATTGGCAGTAGTGGCTCAGGTACCGCCGGCAGAAGTAGTCGTAATCTTTCAAGGCACGGGCGATGTTCTTTTTCCGTTCGGCTTCAGTCTCCGGTTTGCGTTTTGAGGTGAGGCGCAACAGGCGCTGGCAGTGCTCATTCCACCGCAGCAGTGCTTCTTTTTTTTCTTCCGCTGTCATTTCTGTTTGAATTTGATTCCCATGAATTCGCTGTGCATACGGTTGATGAGTACAAGCATTTTGTCGTCTATCTCGGGATATTCGTCCCGGTGCGTCACCATCCAGTTCTCAAACTCTATGAGTGTATCCACCTTGTTCACAATGGTGGTGCTCAAGTTGATTTCCTTGATAGCTTTGACGGATTTCAGCAGCGAGTCAGCCATGCGCCCGATGCTTCTTTCGTCACCGTCTGCCTTGTCGATGGCGTCCCCCAGTTTGGAAAGGGTTTTGGAGGTGATGGATTCCTTGCTCATTTCGCGTGCGGCGCGTTCCTCTTTCCAGCCTTCAGTGTTCAGCCACCGGCTGACGGACTGGCGGCTCACTCCGGTGAGTTCCACAATCTGTGCGGTGGGGGTCCCTTTCATGTAGAGGTGCTTCGCCACCGATTTCTGCTTGTCCTTACTGTTTGCCATATACCTTGAAATTTCTTGTTTACAGTCGCAAAGTTGCGAAGTGTGGTGCGGGGCACGAAAAAACGGCGCAATGCCTGCACACAGTTACAAAACGGTTGCACACTTGAGGGCAACCGTTACACACTTTTTTGTGCGGTTATGGGTGTAGCTGTAAGTTTGCGACAAAATGAGACGGAAATCATGGCTAAAAGAATCAGGATATCAAACGAGACATTGAACTGCTTCGGCACCTGGGTAAAGACTGACGGGGTGGATTTGGAGCAGTTCCGGAGAAATCCCGTCATGCTGTGGATGCACTGGAGGGGTATCATTATCGGAAATATTAGGGATTTGAAAGTGGAAGGTGCCGAAATCACCGGTGAACCCTACTTTGATGAAGTCCGTGACGAGTCGAAACTGGCAAAGCAGCAATGGGACAAAGGTACTCTGAAGATGTGCAGCCCTTATTTTGAAATCGTGGAGTCGAGTGACGACCCCGTACTGCTGAAACCCGGACAGACACGTCCGACCATCACGAGGTGCAGGCTGATGGAGGTCAGTATGGTGGATATGGGCGGTAATGACGACAATATAGTCATGCTCTCTTACCGGGGCGATGAGTTGAAACTTGCCACCGGCGAAGACTGCACCGCACTGCCCCTTCTGAAAACAGACGGCGGACAAACCCCGCCAAGCAATAACTCAAAAACAAAAGAGACTATGAATGCAGATTTTAAAGCTATCGCCCTGAAGCTGGGCCTGCCGGAGACGGCGACAGAAACGGAGATCCTTGCCAGGATAGGTATCCTGCAAGGACATCAGACCGCAAACATGGAACTGCGCAAGCAGCTGGACGAGATCAGGCTGGCAAGTGTGACGCAGGTGGTGGATGAAGCCATCAAGGCAGGAAAGTTCAATGCGGACAAGAGGGAACACTTCATCGGTCTGGGCAAGACAATGGGAGCGGACTCCTTGAAACTGACACTGGACAGCATGGCTGCCGCCACCAAGCCGATGCAGTTGCTTAACACCGGTGGAGGCGGTGCGTCGAGTGCCGGCATGGCATCGGGACAGTGGGGCAAACTGAGCGAGGTGCCGGAATCGCAGCTGAAGCTGATGCGCGAGAACGACCCGGCCAGATACCGTGAGCTGTACAAGGCGGAATACGGCATAGACTGCCCTAAGTTCTGAGAGAGGAGAAACAGTAATAGTAACTTGTAAAATCGTAAAACGACATGATGAAATTTATTTGCGGAACGCTGTTCAACGTCCTGATGGGCGTCGTCCTGGCGAATGTGGTGGGAATGGATCCCGCTTATGGCGCAGCGACCGGGGCGGTTGTTCCGGCTGTGCTTGGAAACTTCATGCCCCTGGGCGCAGCCTTTGAGGGCGTATATACTGAGGTGTGGACCGGTGAGCTGGTAAAACGCCTGAATGCGGGGCTGGCGGCGAGTTTTCTGAACGGGATTCCCGACTATTCGGCCAAGGCCGAGAATGAGGTCATCCATCTGGTGGATGTGGGAGGTGATCCGGATGTGCTGATAAACAATACCACCTATCCGATTCCGGTCCAGAATCTTACGGAAGGTGATATTCCCATTGGCCTGGACAAATACCAGACGAAGGCGACCCGCGTGACGGACGACCAGTTGTATGCCATTTCCTATGACAAGTTCTCCACCGATGTACAGCGCCACAGCAATGCCATTGACACGGCCAAGTACAAGAAGGCCATCCATGCGCTGTCCCCTTACAGCAATACGAAAACCACCCCTATAGTCCCCACTTCGGGTGAGGCTGACGCTACGGGCCGCAAGAAGATGACACGCAAGGATGTCATCGCCCTGAAACGCGCTTTTGACAAGGCGGAGGTTCCTACTGACGGACGTCGTCTGGTGCTTTGTCCCGACCATATCAACGACTTGCTGGAAGAAGACCAGAAGTTCCGTGAGCAGTACTACAACTACACCACCGGTAAGGTGACGAACATGTACGGTTTCGAGATTTATGAATTTGTAAACTGCCCGTACTTCACCAATGCCGGGGTGAAGGTTCCTTTCGGGACTTCTCCCGCCGAGACGGACATGCAGGCGTCCGTTGCCTTCTACGTGCCCCGCATGTTCCGTGCCCAGGGTTCCACGAAGATGTACTATAACGAGGCGCGTACCAATCCGCAGACCCAGGAGAGTCTTGTAAACTTCCGCCACTACGAAATCACGATGCCGAAGAAGCAGGAGGCTATCGGTGCCATCTACAGTTATGATGGCAAGACGGCACAGACTTCCGACGCGGAGGTGACAGCGGACAAGCACTGGGCGCAGATCCGTCGTGAAGCTGCCGCGGCTGCCGCAAAGGCTGAAGAGGAGAAGGCTGGTCCGCTTCCGGAGGATGCGGGTGAAGAACTGGAGGCATAGTGATGAGCAGAGGACTACGCAACAATAACCCGCTGAATATCCGTCTCTCTGCCACCACCGTGTGGCAGGGGGAGATCCGGCCTTCGCAGGACCGTTCGTTCTGCCAGTTCAGGACGATGGCCTACGGCTACCGTGCCGGTCTTAAGTTGTTACAGAACTATCGCCGCAAACACGGCTGCCGCACCATTGCCGACTTTATCCGCCGTTGGGCGCCACCCACAGAGAACAACACGAACGGTTACATCAGCCGTGTGTGCATGGAGATGCAGGTGCCGGCAAGCTATGTACCCGATGTGGGTGATCAAGGTACGATGTGCGCTTTTGCGGCTGCGATGTCGCAGGTGGAAAACGGAGTACCTGCCGTGATGGAGGACATTATCACGGGTTGGAGCCTGCTTTAAGTGATTATTGAAAACTACTTGGCCATGAACATGGAAACGATAATGCAGATTCTCCAGTGGCTTGTGCCGAGCGGCATTGCCGGTTCCCTCTGGGCATGGTTGAGACACCGGGAGAACAGCAAGGTAATCGCCGCCAAGGAGCGGAACGATGCCTATAAAGAAATGTATGACAACCTTTCGGGGACATTAATTGAATTGCAGAATGAGAACATCAAGCTTAACAAGGCGGTACGTGAACTCAACCGTACTATCCGTAAGGCTTCCACTTGCCGCCATTATAATGATTGTCCTATCCGTATCGAGTTGCAGAAGTCAGGGGGAATTGATGCAGACCAGCCATCATACCGACAGCCTGCAAGGCAGAAGCGGGTTCGCTCTCCTTCAGCAGCCCGTTCCTCCCAGTGTGGCGAGGACGGCATTTCCGACGAAGATATTAACCTCGATACCTGTGGGGACGGGCTTCAGTAAGCGCAGCGGGCAGGCAACAGTGAATGTCAATCGCATATCGGAAGACAGCCTGGAGGTGACTGCCACCTGCGACAGTCTGGCACGCCAGGTAATAATGCTGACGGAAGAACTGACACGTATCCGCAACGAGACATCCTCAGCGGTAGAGACCCTGCCTCCTGAGGTGATAAGGGAACCCACCGGCTGGCAGTGGTTTCAAATATGGACAGGTCGGCTGGCCGTTGCCGTCCTTCTTCTGATACTGATTAAACGGCGATTGAACAGAACTTAAAAAACAAAAGAATTTATGGACGGATTAATTTACGGACTGGCGCACCTCAAATTCAAGGGGAAGGAAATCGGCCTTATCAGCGAGGAAGGCCTGCAGCCTGCCGGGAGCGCCCCGAGTACCACGGACATCTACGCCGCGCAGGTGAAGGACGGCCCGGTAATGACACTTACCACCAATCCCGGCAAGAAGGCATTCACCTGCACCCTGATAGAGCTGAACGCCGAGAGCCTGGTGAACACCATCGGCGGCACGAAGGACGCCAAGAACAACTGGGAGCCCCCCGAGAACTGGGAAGCCACGGGCGTGATGGACGTGGTTGCCGACAGCGGAGAGACCCTGCGCTTCTACAATGCCAAGGTGACCGGCAGTGACTTTGCCAACGGCATCAACTCATCCAACGTGCTGGGGCTTTCCCTGAACATCGAGCTGCTGAAGGATGCCGAGGGCAAGCGCATGAAGCTCTTCGCCAAGGGCATCGACCCGGATACGGGTACCGAGGCTGTAGACTAATGGGGGCTGCCCATGAAACCGAACTTTGAACTGGAATCCCTTGCGGAGAGGGTCATGTCGGATGCCGGCATCTCCCTTCCGCTGCGGCTTCCCGGAGGGAGACACATCCGCTGGGTGATGCGGATACCAACCCTGGAAAGCCGCTGCCGCATGGCACGGATGTATCTGAAACTGGGTGTGACACACGAGGAACTCAGGGCCTACACTTTTGAACAGAAGCTGGAGTTTATGGTGAAGCACACCAGGACAGTGAGCCGCATGGTGGCATATGCCATCGTCCGCGGCAGGGTGTCGGGCAGGCTTCTGAACCGTCCGGTGGCATGGATGCTGCGCAGCTGCATGCACCCCGCCGCCCTGGAGGAGGCATGGATGATCGCCCTGAGCACGATGAGCACGGTCCCTTTCGGGAGTACTATCAGATTGGCAGAGGTGATGAGCCTGACAGTGCCCAATCTGAGCCAAAGAAAACAGAACGGGAGTTAAAGGGGTACACGGAGCCCGCCCATAGCCCGTTCGGTCTCGTGGGACAGATAGCCCGTGACACGGGCTGGAGTGTGGACTACATTATGCGCGGTGTGAACTACCCGATGCTGATGCTGATGTGGCAGGACTTCCCCCGCCATGTGCCGGGAAGGAAGAAGACCACGCAGGAGATGGTTGCCGAGAGGAGAAGCCGCAACGGGCAGCCGGACATATCTCCGGCAGACTATTTACAACAATTGCTTGACGAGGAGGAAAACGCTGATGAATCCCATTAAACTTGAAATATTCCTTGATGACAAGACGCTGGCGGGCATGAGGTCGGTGGAAGGCAACGTGGCCAACATGGAGGCTTTCACCAGGCGGATGATCGGGCATCTGAAACTGGAACTGAAAGATCTGGAGAAGGAGTATAAGAATCTCCAGGAACAAGGGCTTGCCGGTGAGAGGGAGATGGCTGACATCCAGGCGCTGAAGGGTGCCATCGGCGGGTTGAAGGAACAGCTTAAGGAATACGAGGCTGCCAAAAAACGGGCGGGCGAGACACCCGTCATAGGCAATGACCCCGCACCGAAACTGAACAGCGTGAAGATGAGCATGGCGCAGATAGCCCGCGAGCTTCCGTCACTGGCCATGGGACCGCAGATGTTCTTCCTGGCCATATCCAACAACATCCCGATGTTTACGGATGCGGTGGGCAATGCCAGAAAGGAGTACGAGAGACTGACGGCGGCAGGCCAGAAGGCGACACCGGTATGGAAGCAGGTGCTCTCGTCCCTTTTCTCGTGGCAGACTTTCATGGCTACCGCCATCACGCTGACTGTCGTATACAGTAAAGAGATATGGGAGCTTGCCGGCCGGATGCGAAAAGGAAGCAGGGCCGCCCTGGAGATGGCGGATGCCCAGGAAAAGATAAATGACTCGCTGGACACTTCCAGCCTCGGCAGACAGCTTGTTACAATCCGCTCCTTGCAGGAACGCTGGAATCAGCTGGGCAATGACCTGGCAGAGAAAAAGAAGTTCATTACGGACAACAAGGACGAATTTGACAAGCTGGGCGTGTCCGTAAGCAATGTGGATGAAGCCGAGAACGCGCTGGTTACAAATACGGAGGCCTTTATCCAGGCCATGACTTTGCGTGCGGAGGCTGCCGCAGCCTTTAAGCTGGCAGCGGAAGAGGCAGAAAAGGCATTGAAGGCCCAGACGGAGATAGACCGGAAAAAGAAGGAGGGTCCAAGCTGGAAAGACAAGGCGGTTTCATTCCTGTTCCTTGACCCTCAATGGACTCCGGGCTCCATGTCCGACAAACAAGGCACATCAAGGGCTGAAACCGTCTGGAATGCAGGTATCGGGAAACAGAATGCCATTAAGGAAGTAGCGGAGCAGGATGCGGAGACTTATACAAAAACATACAATGACAAACTGATGGAGTCCGCCAGAAAACTGAAGGAAGCCGGGATCACGGAGAAGACGGACAAAGAAAATTCCAAAGGTACCAGACTTGACTATGCCGCCGAACTTGCCGACGCCCGCATCCGTGCCCAGCAGAAAGTGGAGGCCGCCCGCATCGCCGTGATGGTGGAGGGACGGGAAAAACGCAAGGCGCTTGCCGAAAAGGAGTATAATGACACTCTTGCCGCCATCGACAAGGAAGAACGCGATACCCTTGCCAAATTGGAGAAATCAAGGAAGGCGGGCAGGAAGGTGACTCCCGAAGAGGAGAGGCAGGTGAAGGACGGCGCGACGGCACAACGCGCCCTTGCACAGGTACAATATCTACAAAATACCTATAATATAGAAAAAGAATGGCGCGACAAGAACCGCCAGGCATGGATTGACTATAATAAAGAATATGGTACTTACCAGGACAAGCGCCTTGCCATTACACAGGATTATTCGCTGAAGATAGCCCGTGCGGAAACCGAAGGCGAGAAGGAATTACTGAAAAAAAAGCGAGAGAACGACCTGAAAGAACTGGACTTCGGAGAGTTCAAGAAGACCGTCAACCTGGCCGACGTATTCGGTAACCTGGACGGACAGAGCACTGAAGCGCTGTCCGTTCTCCGCGACAAGCTGAGGGAATATATCAGCGGTGCCGCCAAGGAGCTGCGCCCGTCCGATTTAAAGGAATTGCAGGATGCCCTTACGGATATAGACCTGAAGATTGCCGACCGCAAGCCTTTTCAGGAATTGAAACGCTCGCTGGCGGAGTACAGTGAATCCCAGGCGGCAGTGGAGAGCGCCCAGGAAGACCTGAACACCGTAATGGCAGGAGGTGAAGTGGTCACGGGTATGTATAGGGACGAGACCGGCAGACTTGTAGCCGGACTGTTGACCCAGGAGCAGGCTGAAAGGAACCTTGCAGCCGCCCAGAACAACCGTCTGAAAAAGCAGGCGGCATTGGCGCAATCGCTGCAGGGTGTGGCGGGCAGGATGTCATCCTACGGTCAGGCTGCCGGTACCATCATCTCCACACTGGAAGGCTTCGGCGTCACTGTTGACGAGAATGTGAAAGGCGTGGTGGAAGGCTTCAACACCATGAGCGAAGGTATCAGCGGGTTTGCCCGGTCCCTTCTCAGCATGGACGTCGGCGGCATGATAAGCGGTGTGGTGAATACCGTTGGCGGTGCCGTCAAGAGCGTGGGCAGTCTGTTCGGTGTCGACTGGGGAGGTGAACGCTCGGAAAGGCGCTACCTGCAGTCCAAGGAGAAATACGAGAGCTATATGGAAGTGCTCGACAGGGTCATTTCCAAGCAGAAGGAGCTTGTCTCCTCCATGGAGGCGGACGACTTCGCCAATGCGGACAACTCTTATGAGCGTGCCCGCGAGCTGCTGAAGAAACAGCAGGACTATGCCCGCGAGATGGGCAAGGCCTATCTGAATGCGGGTGCGAGCAAGGGGTTCCTGGGCGTGGGGTCAAGCGCCTCGCACGGTACCGACCAACGCAAGGATATTTCCCGGTCTGCCTGGGAGCAAGCCAGGAAGGTGCTGGGCGGTGACTTCGATAAATACGGCATAGGGGACGGCCGCATGACGGGACTCTTCGACCTCCCGTATGAGCAGTTGGTGAGACTCCGTGATGAAGCAAGCGGATTCTGGAGCGAGCTGCACGAGGACACACGGAACTACCTCGAGCAGATTATCGAGAGCGAGGAAGCCTGGCAGGAGGTGCAGGATGCCCGTAAGGAGGCACTGACGAAGACGGACTTCGACAGTTTCTACAACGGCTTCGTTTCCATGCTGTCCGATATGGACGCCACTTCGGAGGATTTTGCCGGTAGCTTTGAGAAGTACCTTCAGAATGCCATTTTCTCCGCACTGGTGGCCACCCGGTACAAGGACAAGATACAGAAGCTGTATGACTCATGGGCTGACATGGCCGACAAGGACGGGCTCTCTTCCATGGAAGCGGAGAAACTGCGTGGAGACTATCAGAAGATGATTGATGAGATGCTGGCGCAGCGGGAACAGATAATGGAGGATTTCGGTTGGGAAGGCTCTTCCGGCAGTTCAAGTTCCCAGTCCGGACGCAGCGGGGCTTTTACTGCCTTGACTCAGGAGCAGGGCACCAAGCTGGAAGGTCTGTTCACCTCCCTGCAGGACCATGCCGGCGGCATACACAAGTTGCTGGAAGAGCTGAAGCAGGGGCGTTCGGCAGACCATGACATATTCCTGCAGATAGCAGAGAATACTTCTTACTGCAAAGTATTACAAGACATATTCGACCTCCTGGCAAGCAAGGACCGGGACGGATGGAAAACGATATAGAAGTATGAAAGATTTGACCGGATACATGACCGTCAACGGCAAGGATGCCTGGACGGAATATTCCGCTTTCCTCTGTGAGGACAGACGGGAGGACAACTTCAATTTCAGTGAATTGCTGAAACCGCTTGAAATGAAGGCATACACCTCTGTGGATTTTCGGGAGCGTAACGGTGAGGAGCTGCCGGAGGTATTGCCGTCTCCGTGTTGTAAGGCCAGGGACGTGACGTTGTACTTCGCCATATACGCCTCTTCTCCGGAGGAATGCGAGACCCGCCGTGCGGCATTGATGAAGGTCATGTATTCCGGATGGGTGAACCTTCAGGTAAAGGGCAGGACATCCGCCTATAAGTTCTACTACAAGTCTTCTTCCGACTTCGACACCGTGACGGATGTATCCGGCGGGATGGTCGTAGAGAGATGGAAAATGAAGTTTCGGGAACCGAAACCCGGAACTCTTTAAATAACGATTAAAAGCTGTTTGAATGGAACTCAAAATCTATAACCGGTCCGGAGAGTTGAAACTGACGGTTTCCACATCTTCCTCCTCCACCTGGAACCAGGAACTGATGAAGGAATACTCTGTGTCGGTCTCCTTTACCCACCCGTCCTACGTGATGCTGGACGTGGAGGACTATGTGCTGCTGGAGGGAGTGAAGTTCAGTATAAAGAAGGAGTACAAGCCCAGGCAGAAGGATACACAGACCTACAGTTATTCGGTGAAGTTCTATGCCCCCATACATGACGCGGAGCAAGTGAAGTACCTGCATCTGACCGATGGGGCTTATAACCCCCAGTTCAGTCTTGACGGCGGTCCCCGGGAGCACCTGCAGAAGTGGGTGGAGAACATGAACCGCATTTACGGGCGTGAGGTCTGGAGCATCGGCGACGTGGTGGTGGCAGACAACCGGACCATCGAATACAATAATGTCACCTGCTGGGATGCCGCCACAATGATTGCCGAAGCGTTCGGTACGGAATGGTGGACGGACGGCTTCACCTTCAACCTTTCGCGCTGCGAGCATGGGGAGCCGGTAGAACTGGGCTATATGCGGGGGCTTACCTCATTGGCACAGTCGGAGAACAGTGACAGTGTAAAGTTCTTTACGCGTCTGATTCCCCTGGGCTCGACAAAGAACATCGACCCCTCCCGTTACGGCTTCTCCCGTCTCCAGCTTCCTGACCGGTCCAAATATGTGGACCGTAACACGAACTACGGTCTGTATGAACACGTGGAGGAGGATGCCTTTGCCGGAATATTCCCCCATTATACGGGCACTGTGACGGCTGTGCGCAGTGAAGAGAAGGCCGGGGATGACGGGAACAAGTTCACTGTCTATTATTTCAAGGACAGCGGTATGCAGTTTGATCCGAACGGGAATGAGATAGCCGGCCTGGTGAAGCATGTGTCGTTCCAGACAGGGAACCTTGCCGGTCGTGACTTCGAGGCAAACTATGACTCAAAAACGGGGGAATGGGAAATCATCAACACCTATCCTGATGACAAGACGCAAATACCGGGTGGCAGTCTGATACCGGCTGTCGGGAATGAATATATTCCCTGGAACTTCCGTATGCCGGTGGAATACGAGACGCAGGCTGAGCTCGACTACAAGGCTGCCGTGGATGACTATCTGGCCAGATACAGTGAGGACGTGTCCAAGTATGGCGGTGACACTGACTATATTTATATAGACCGGAACCGGATACCGTTATTGCCGGGACAGCGTGTGCGGTTGCTGAGCGACAAGTATTTTTCAGCGTTGGGCGGGACCAGGGACACGCGGATGACGAAAGTCGTGCGCAAACTGGACAATCTCTCCATTGCAACAATAGAATGCACCGACCAGGTGGGAAAAGGCTGGAAGTCGCGGGTGGATTCAAGTCTGACGGACTTGAAATATATACTGGACAAGCAGTGGGAACAGCTGTCACTTGATATTCTGAAAAGCTGGGACGGGCGGCCTGCTACCGACTATACGGTCATGTCCGCTCTGAGGGTACTGAAAGAGATTGCGCAAAAAGCTCTCAGCAAGACCGGGAATGACCGTACAGAGTATTCCCTGGAGGTTGGCGGCAGTTTGACAGTAGATGACATTCTCCATGCGGCCAAGGCTGTCAAGTTCGGCGAGTTCCTCACCGGCATTTCCGGAGGTTACATCGACAAGGACGGAAAGATGGAGATGGAGGAAGGCATATTCAGGAAACGTGTGTTTGTTCCGGAGATTGCCTATAACCGTGTGACCTATTTCAAGGGACGTATGTGTGCCTCTCCCGGAGGTGGATGCACGGTCAAGGAATGGACGGACAACGGTGACGGTAGCTACACCATAACTCCTGACCTGACCGATGCCGACGGGCTGAGCCAGTTTGTCGATGACATACTTACTACTTACTTCGTCACCAAGAACGCCGAAGGCAAGCTACAGGGGTTCGAGGAGATGAAGTTCCGGGTGACTTCTGCCGATTACACTGCCAAGACATTCGTCATGACACCCAAGCCGGGTACTGACTGGAAGCCGGGGGATGCGATGGTATTGGCACAGACGGGTAACTTTACAGATGAGGATAGGCAGACGTACATCCTTATCGATACGGTGGGCGGCAACAACTGCATTACTTTCTTTGACCACGCCAATACATGGGACCCGGAACCGGCACAAGAGATGTCATGGATTGGCAAAAAGAAAGGTCGTACCGTGCATGGCATTCCGGCTGACAACTACTCGGCTGTTTTTCGCCACGTCATCATGTCCGGCAAGATATTCCAGGTGGATGACATCACCGGCGAGGCTTTCCGGGTGCCATTGTTCAAAGGGACGTGGAAAAAGGGTGAGAAGAATGCCTTTTACGATGAGGTGACGCATAACGGCAGCTCCTGGATATGTGTCAATGAGAAAGGCACGTCTACAGAACCGGCAGACGGCAATGCTGATTGGTTGAAATATGCGGCCAAGGGAGAAAGCGGCAAGGGTATCAAGTCTACCGATGTGGAATACGCGATATCGGTGTCGAATGTCATTGCCCCGGTGGACGGTTGGCAGACTACCTCCCCTGAATGGGAAGCCGGCAAGTATATCTGGTCGCGGACGAAGATTGTCTATTCTGATGGCGAAGTCAAGTACACCCAAGCGGCTTGTATCAGTGGTGGGCAGGGAGCCGACGGCAAGGGCATCAAGTCCATCACGGAGGAATACTACCTTTCCTCTTCATCGGCCACCACAACCGGAGGCGAGTGGCAGACAGACTCTCCGGCGTGGAAAAACGGCTGGTATATCTGGACCCGGACAAGGATAGTCTTTACTGACGATACTTCCACCACAACGAACGCCATCTGTGTGACTGGCAGCAAGGGTGCAGACGGTACAAGCATTACCAATTGCGGTGAATGGGAAACCGGCAAGCATATACCTTACATGGGCATTACCAGGATGGCCGGACGTGTCTTTCTCTGCATCGCTCCTGATGGTACCAACAATCCTCCGATGTGGACTCAGACGACCAATGAGGGGAGACGCATCCTGCAGACGCAAGATGGCGGCAAGAACTACGGCTATATCATTACCGGAGACCTTAATACCGCTGAGTATGAGCTGCTGGTGGAAAATGGCCAGGACGGTAAGGATGGAAAAGGCTATGAGTGGATATTCAAGCATACGACAGAGAATGTGACGCCTCCTACGCCAGCCACCTCGCAGGTGGATGATTATGTGCCGTCCGGCTGGCATGATGACCCGATTGGGGTGAGCGAGAGCCTGCCATACGAGTGGGCTTGTTGCCGCACGAAGAAGGACGGTGTATGGAGCGCGTTCAGCCCGGCAGCCATCTGGGCCAAATGGGGCTTTGACGGCGAGTCGGCCATTGTAGCCGATTTCGACAACGAGATGGAAAGCATTGCCTTGACATATGAGGGGAAAACCGTTGCGCAGTCTGTGCTCAAAACGACCGTCGGCATGTGGTATGGTACGAAGAAACTACAGCTCAAGTCCATCTCATGCGTGACGCCTGCCGGTGTCACGGAAAGCTACAATGTCAATACGGGTGTGATAGCGTTTACCGTGGCTTCCGGCATTTCGATGCCTGCACGTTCAGAGGTCAGGATAACCGTTACGGCTACAGTACAGGATACGGATATAAGCCGTGAGCTGGTGTTCACTGTTACCGGGGTGCGTGCCGGTAATCCGGGCAGTGATGCGGTACTCTATAGGCTGGTGCCTTCCGTTTCTTCAGTCAGCAAACGGAAGGACGGCACTTATAGTGTAGCCGGGGTGTCATGTACACGTACCAAGTCTGTAGGCGGTAGCACTTCCATCACGACGGATGGCGTACTGAAATACAGTAAGGACGGAGGCGCAGAGGTCGAGATACAGAACGGCACGTCCATCTCCCCGAAGAACTTCACGACGCAGTTACAATTTGTCTATTATGTGGGCGGGCAGGTCGTGGACCGGGAAACTATACCCATGGTCGTGGATGGTAACGACGGTAATCCAGGAAAACCTGGCGGTGACGGCGAATCCGTCAAGGCTGGCGGTGAGTGGCGCACAGCTAATACTCCATTCAAAAAGCTCACCATCTGCACGATGGGTGGCCGGTCATGGCTCTCCAAGGTTGATACATCGAATCCACCTCTATGGACAGTCAATGACAGTCAGGATAGGCGCATCCTACAGACACAGAACGGTGGAAAGAGCTACGGCTATATTCCTACCGGAGAAGTGAACACGGCCGAATGGGAGCAGCTTACCCAGGATGGCGGCATGGTCTATCTCATCAGTACATGCAGCAATATACGGGTGAGCAGTGCCGGGTCTTTGGTGCCTTCAGCTTTTCGGGTCTATGCCAAGCGGACGCTCGGCAGCGCCACATTGACTTATCCGGACGGATATCTGGCAGCGAGAGGCTACAGCAACGGGATATGGAGCGCCATCGCAGGTCCTTCGAGGGCTTCCGAGATTACGGTCAACGCTTCTGCAGGATATTCAACGTTTTCAGTCCGCTGCTACCAGAGTCAGGCTGACGCTTCGGCATGGAATGACAGTTTTATAGCCGAGATGTCCGTGGGTGTCAGCTATGACGGTTCAAGCGGACGAGACGCCAGTGAGCCGCGTCCGAGAGGTTTTTTCGCCAAAGGTAACACGTATGTGTGGAATGAAGATTACCATGACATCGTACTGGCCACATTTAACAATCGCACCATTCCGTTTCGGGTACGGGCTTACGGTACGTCGGTCACTGTCGCACCTACCTCAATAGACGGTGATGCTAATTGGGAGGCGGCACAGCAGTATCAGTTCGTGGCGACTGACATGATGCTTTCCCGGAAAATACGTGCCGATGAAATCTATGTAGATGATTTGGTTGTGCAGAACGTGCTGGCAAGAGATAGCGATGGGAATCCGACGGTCGAAATCAATGGAGATGATAAGAGGTTCACCATAGGCGGCATTGAAATAAATTCCGACGGGTTAGGGTCTAAGATGGCAGATTCTAATATACTTGATTTGAATGGAAGTTTTATGCGGCTTGGTTTGGATGGGCTAAGAGTAAGGCATTCTCAATATTTGAATGTGGATAATATTGTCAGGTATGTATATAGTATCGCAACATTGGTAGATGGTTGTCTCAAAATAATATCCGAGGGCAGGATTTATTCGCCGAAGGAGGTGTTTCATGTCAGATCCGGTAATTACGGCTTGAAAATAAATGGTTCAGGAATCTACAGGACTTCGGATGGAGGTACTACATGGGTTCTTTTATAATTTAAAATATTAATTATGAAAGTGTTTTATGAAAGCAAAATTGCAAAATGGTTGTTGTGGCAGGGCTACAGCACCATCACATTGGGATGCTTCGTCTTTACCAAGAAAAGCAAGGAGGAGATACGGCAGAGTACACTTAACCATGAGGCGATTCATGTGCGCCAATGGGAAGAATGTATGATTGCATCGGCTGTGCTGCTGACGGTAATCATGCTGTTTACCGGGTTCAGTATCTGGGTATATCTACTTTGTCCGTTGTGGTTCTACCTTCAGTATGGGTTGGAGTACACAATATCCTACATGTATCACTTATGCCGTACCCGGTGCTGGGTGAATGTAGGTGATAAGGCTTACGGCAATTCCGCGTTTGAGATGGAAGCGGAAGCTAACGAAGAGGTAGACGGTTATCTTGATGTGAGAACTCCTTTTGAGTTCTTCAGATATTACGGAAAAATTTGATTTATAATTTACAAAACGAGACTAAAATTAAAATGTTAAATCGGGTAATATTTCCGTCCGGAAATTATGCCCCTTAAATGTGAGAATATTATGGCAGAGAAGCAAGATATTAGGGAGGACCAAATGACTTCGGTCGATAGTGTGGACTATGTGCGAGGCTTGAAAGGGAAAGACAGTGTGTTAATTGCTCCTGACAAGTTACCGCACCCCAATACGGGAGGTGGATATATTATTGGTCCTATATACAGAGGTAAATGGTATAGGATTGCGATTAGTGTTGTTGATGCAAAGCCATCTTCTGGGATTTTCAATGTGGTTAATAATTATAATAATACCCCATCAAAAAGTATATTATTCTATGCTTTTGCAGAAGGTTACGACAATGGGGCATATATAGTTGAATTAGGCTCTTCCCCTAAAAAATCAATATATAAAGCCCGTATTTTATATGTAAGGTCACCCGGGAAAAAAATCTATCTGGATGTTTACACTAATATACCTGGTGAATATAATGATTTCATCATATCTGCAGCATGTTTAATTGGATTCAGCCTGCAGGAACCGGAGGAAGTTGACGAAGCAATTCCAGAGGGGTATTCTGTCAAGGAATTTACTCTCTAATTATGGAGTAAATTAGAGACTTCTATTTCTTGCCAATCTTCTTGCCCATTAAACGTACAAGGGTATGGCAGAACAAGATATTAGGGAAGAGCAAATGACTGTAACCAACAGTGTGGATTATCTGCGAGGCTTGAAAGGGAATAATAGCGTGTTGATTAGCGTATTAGATGCTATATCAAATAAGGCAATTGTTAATAAAGGACATGTTAAGACTGACGTCCTTAATATCGTTGGGAACTATGTTGCATATTCAACATCAGATATTGATGGCAGCGGAATAGATGGTTGTCTTATCTCGATAAATCCGACCGGGCTTGAAGGTGCACAGATTAAAGTTGCATATAATATGAGCATAATTAAAGTTAGAGCTGCCTATAATGTCGATGGAGCAGCGAAATGGTCAGATTGGAAGTCAATAACTATTACTTGAGCTAACTATTTATTTCCTCCTTTTGCTTCTTTGCCATACTCTTTGCCCCTTAAATGTGTTAAGTATGGCAGAGCAAGATATTAGGGAAGACCAGATGACTGTGGTCAGCAGTGTAGACTATGTAAGAGCGCTAAAGGGCAAAGACAGTGTGCTGATAAAGAAGAGCGATTTGATTAAACTTATAGCTGATAGTTTATTAATAAGAGAACCAATATCTATATCTACCAAAATAGGAATAGAAGTTGATACTGGAATTTTAGGCACACATATAGTTTCAATATTTTATATATCAGGCGGATTATCAGATTATGAACATGTTATTTCCATTTCCAAAGATAATGAAGTTTACAAAACAGAAACTTTGGTTTCATGTTGGTTTTCTAAAAGAATTGTCACAACAGTCAGAGATGCCCGTCTGTTTATAACTCAAAATGTGTGGGAAAGTATGATATTATATTTTAAGGTTTTGAGGTAATTTCATCCATAAATAAGGAAGTGTGGATAACTTGGAATAAAGCTTATTACCCGTTCCGGCCATCTCGGTCAGAACGGGTTTTAATTATATCAATATATTTGTTTCCATTCTCCCCAGTCATACGTATTTTCTCCAGTTTTTTTCCTACCTATTAGCATGAAGCCAATCATATCATAACTATAAGCTTTTATTGTCACTATATTTAATCCGGTGCTATTCTCATTAACACGAGATATTATCTCAACAGTACCATAAAAAGTATTATTTCCATCAGGGCCATTGAAAGTTCCTGAACTACTTGTATTAACTTCGTATATGTAAAGCCCTGCTTTGGGGAAATTGGCTGGGTCTTTAAAATCTCCGTTAAAACCCAATTTGGGAGTGATATGCACCAAATCATCCTTCTTAATCAACACACTATCTTTCCCTTTCAAGCCTCGCACATAATCTACACTGCTGGACACATTCATCTGGTCTTCCCTAATATCTTGCTCTGCCATACTTAACACATTTAAGGGGCGAATCCTCCGGATTATGAAAACTTTATGTTCGATGCTTTAT